GGACATAACCAATGAGATTAGCAGTAATTACGGCTTTCATTGATAAAAATATGTGTATTTTTATCAATGAAAGCCGTAATTACTGCTAATCTCATTGGTTATGTCCTCCTTAAACCACTGCAGCTTTGTTAAGAACAACTAGAGAGTTAACATCTAAGACTTTACCATCCACAATCATAATAGCCTTAGTTACTAGATCGTCAGTCTCATTGTCCTCGTACTTCTTGACACCCATTTGGTAATTAGTATTTAAGACGTAATCGCTAAAGTTGAATAAGAAAGCAAATGCTTCACCTGTTGTTGCAGTAGAGAAACTGTCAATGTAATTACAAAGGATAACCGGACGACCAAGAAGAGTACGCTCTGGCTTTCCGTTGATTCCATAATTTGTACGTGCAATAGGTTGTCCGTCAGCATCAACCATGGCCACATATCCCATGAATGTTTTCTTAGTCATAACCCAAATTGCATTTGCTTCGTATTCAAGTGGCAGTGCAGCTTCTGCATCTGTTAAAGATTTGTAGTTTTGAACAGAAACATCAATAGCTTGTCCAGCAGCAGGAGTCTCAGTCAAGATACCTTTAGGTTGACCTGTACCAGAACCACTAATGATTGCTTGCTCGATTGCCTTAGTCATTGCTTCTACAACATTGTTGATTAATGTAGTTTCAAATACTGCAAGAGCCATAGTTTCCACTTCAAGTGAAACAGCTACAGCACAACGTAGTTTGTGGTAGTTGAAAGTAATGCTTCCAGTTGTTTTCTTTTGCTTGTCACTTCCAGCACCCTCAGCTACCCATGTTGCTACTGGCTTAACAGAAGAAGTCGGGACTGTTACTCCACCTTTAATAGCTGTACGAGTTACAAGAGGTAAGATCATACCAACAGCTTCAAGTTTCTCGACAATACGGTTTAATACAGTTTGTGGAATGACAGAACCTACATCGGTTGTCTTAGTAATTGCATCAGCACGTAATTCAGTAGGAATTGCTTCCCCACGAAGAACATAATTCATAAATGCTTGGCGATATTCTAATGAATCAGTACCTACTTCACGATTTTCATTTTGTGGATTGAAAGATTCAAGGTTACGGTATTCACCTTTCCCTTGATTGATATTTGCTGCATCAGCAAGAAGTTGCTGACGTTTTTCTAATGTTTGTTGTTCCTCGTTTAAGGTACGCAGTTCCTCTTCTAAAGAGTTTAAATCCACATCGTTACTATCACCCTCTAGAATGCTTCGAATCTCTTCCTTACGTGTAGCAATTTGTTGTAATGTACGTCCAAAAAACTGAAGATTACCATTTCCTAAAGATAAAAGTTTAATAGGTTGTTTCATTGGAGTTCCCCCTTAAAGGTAAGTTTTTAATATTAATTTTCTTCTTAAATCTTTGTTTCTTTCTTGAACATAATCCTTATATGGATCATATCCACGAGCACTAACTTCTGAATCTGGATAAGCAGGGAATGCTACTGCGCTCACTTCTAATAATTTTGCTTTGGTTACGGTCCTTAACATTAAGTCATCGTCAGGTTCTTCAATTTCTTCGTTAATCATTTGGAAACCAAAAGAAACACCATCAACATCACCACGCTTAATTGATTTATAAGTATCATCACCAAGCGTCGTATCTGGCAAATCTAATTCGAACCTTAAACCAACATTGTCTTCGAATAATCGAAGGGTTTGATTTTTAGTTCTTCCTAATACTTTTGACGTGTCATGAGACCACAGAAAGCGTTGATCATCTTTTGAGAGTGAATCATCAAAAGCTCCTTTTTTAAATTGCTCTCGAAACTTTCTCCAATACCCCAATACATGAGATTTCTTTTCCCATTTAACTGCATAACCATAAAGAGTTTTGTTACCATTTTCATCTTCACGGATTTCAATTTTCTGACTCGTCAGTTCCCTTAGTTCCGTTTTGTCCACTTGTCTCACCTCCTTTATCTCCTTTGTCGTTAACTAGAGCAGTATCCAAACGTCGAATTGGTTTATCACCATCTTCAATTGGACCTAAGTTCAAAACTGCTCTCCATTCATTAGGAGTCAATGAGCCTCTGTCTACCATTTGAACGAGATTTAACTTTGTGGACATAGAAGCATATTGCAAACTCGAAGCTTCAAAAATAATTTTGTTTCCATGTCCTCTTTCAGTACGTGAAAAAAGCTTCCTGGTGTATTCACCGGAAAGCTGCATGGCCAAAGGTTCTATTTCAGATTCATAATAGGCATTCCATTCGTCTTCTGAATACTTTGACTGAATGATTTTTTCATTTGTATTAAAGAAACTATAAATACGTTGAGTCGTTTCTTTCATTTGTTCGGCATTTGGTACATAACTCTTTGGTTCTACTTGTTCTAAATCATAACGTGGATCTGTATAAGCAGCTCCACCATTTGCTGCATTCTCAATAGACAAATAATTATTAGCAAACTCACTTACTTGTAACTCAACATCTTCTTTTTTGAGGACGCTCTTGAACTTTAGAATCCATTTAATGATTGCCCCGTTTTTTATGGCCTTAATTATCCCTTGGTCAGTGGTAGTTACGATATCCATAAGATTTGTTAGTGCTTTGCCTGGATGATCTCCAAATAAATCACTTTCATTGAAGTCCTTACGCAAGTGAATAATGTCACCATAGTAAATGGTCATGTTTTTCCCGTTGCGAAAGTAGAACTTGATGAATAAATCTCCCATTGGACCTTCCACAGCTTCAAGTGATACACAAGGTATTGGATAAATTTCTGTGGCATAACCAAATTCATCACGTTTGATCAAAGCAAAAGCGTTGTTATTAAGTTCTAATTGAGTGGCGAGTTTTTCTTGAAGCATTTGCCCAGTCATAAACGGGTTTGGTTCTTCTAATAGAAACCGAATACTCACATCTGGATTAATTTTAAATCCAGTCGCATTATCACGAATATGTTTTGCGACTAATTTCCCTACTGCCTTTGCTTTCGGTCGAATACACGAGCGAATAATATCACTTTCGTACATGTTTCCATTCCACAAAAAGAACCCGTTTGATGTGTCGCTTATTAGCTCATATCTTGTAGTGGTAGGAGGTGCTTTCTTTCCAAAAATACGATCAAATAATCCCAATTTCTCACCACCTTTCAAATTAAATCATGTTGAGGTAATCATTTTTCTTTTCTTGAAGAACTACATACGCATTTAATAACGCTGCAGTTCCGTCAATTCTTCGACGTTGGTTACTTGTTTTATTTGGTTGTATATTAAGGTTTTTATCTACATCAATAGCAGTGTTAGACAAGCACCATTTGTCGATAGGGTGATTGTTATAAATCACTTTCTTTGCTTCCAGATCGGCCCCCAGTAATTTCATGGGCATAGATAAGGTTTGTTTACCTTGAGCAATAGGAATCATTGACTCGTAGCCGAAATGTCCTTGCATCTCTTCTACCCAATACTTGGCTGACCATCTGTCATAACCAATCCAAGGTAAATAGATTCCATGTTCATCACGCATTTCCAAAAACCACTCAGTAACGAATTTTGCATGTACACTATTGCCTGGTGTGGTCCTCATTAAACCAGCTTCATACCACAAATCATAAGGAATCTTATCTTCCTTTGCTCGTTGCTCTAGTAAGTCCTCTGGCAACCAGTACATTTGCTTCACATATATCTTTTCATCGCCTGGCATCATAAAAATAACCTTAGCTGCCGTTAAGTCGGTGGTGCTCGATAAGTCGCAGCCGCCGATGCCGTAGCTAGGGTTTAATTCAGCCATATCAAATTTATGTTCATTAAGGATTTGTTCAAATGTTAACCATGCTTCACTTGATGTTTCTCTGATATTGAAGTCTTTTGTTAGTAAGTTTTTAACTAAAAGTGAATTTGCTTTAGCCTTATTTACTTTTGTCCCTAATTGGTCAATTTTCTTTATGCTACCTAAGCCTGGATTCGCTTTTTTCCACTTAGCCGGATCCGTCCACTCTTCACGCTTGTCCAATTCGTAAATGATTGGAAGGAAACGATCATCCTTATAACCGTCTGAATCATCAAACCCATTCAAAAGCATTTCAGCTTCATCGTATTTCATATCATAAACAGATTCTCTAATAGTACCGGCCGTGGTTATCATAAAGATCATCGGTTGTTCACGTGCTGATGTACCATCCACAATAACATCGTAAAGATTCTTATCTTTCCATGCGTGAATTTCGTCCATCATGGCTCCATGAACGTTCAAACCATCCAATGTTTCAGAATCAGACCCTAGAGGTTTAAATGAACTATCATTCCACTCAGATACAAGTTCTGATACTAAAGGTTTTATACGTTTTAGCAAGGATGGAGACTTTTTTACCATCCTTTTCGCCTCTAACCAAACTAATTTAGCCTGGTCTTTCTTTGTAGCCACAGCGTAAACCTCTGAACCCGGTTCTCCATCTGCTACTTGAAGGTATAGGCCGATTCCAGAAGCTATTGTAGATTTCCCATTTTTACGGGCAACGACAAGTAAGACTTCACGATATTTACGAGTGCCATCAATCTTGTGGACGAAACCAAAGGATGCAGCAATAAAAGCCTTTTGCCACAACTCAAGGTCTATAGGTTTACCGCCCCATTTACCTTTTGAATGTTTACAATAATTCTCTATGAATTCAATAGCATGATTGGCTCGTTTTGAACTGTATTCATAAATTGAATCTGTATCATAAATATCATCAACAAGCTTTTTATAAATCCGCCTTACCTTATATCCAACAACTTCTTCACCGGATTCGATTTTATTCCAGTATTCAATTATCGGATTATAAGCTAAAGGGTACTGTGCTCTTTTTGGGACTTTTTTCTTTTTCTTCATCGTTCATTCACGAAGTCGTCGAATCCATCATCCTCATCGTCGTTTGAAGGTATTTCTTTAGGTAAGAGATTTATCAATTTTTCATAAGCTGAGGTGTATCTATTGATCATCGTGTTATATGATTTTTGAGCAGGATTCTCAACCATCATTTTCTGTGAACCATTTTGGAATAAATAAGTCGGACCCTTTGTTTTAATGTTGTCTTCTAAGATTTCAAGAGTAATAGTCATGAATGCAACACGTTCAATTAATCTTTGAGAAACCTTCTTTTTTTCTTCTGATAAATCTTGCAAAATCTCATTAAATTTTTCTATTTCTTCCTTAATCAATTCATCTTGTCTTTTCTTGCTCAATTTCGCCATAAATTTGATACCCCCCCTCATGTGAAA